TTGGCTTTCATAGCGTTGATGGTCGAGCGATAGGCAATGTTACGTGCCCCACAATACTCACGGAATGAGCTAGCGGTTATGTAGACCTTAGCAGTGTCAGGCTCGTAGCGTATCATAAGTTCTTGCTTTGGCTCTAACTGCGGCACTTCTACCATCTTGCTGCGGCGGTCTACTCCGTCATTGATTATGAGGATGTTCCCCAGACGCGAGTTCATAAACTCACCCAGTATCTGCTGGTCGCCTTCGGGTGGTGGTGTCATCGTGTTGCGCAGGTTGAGTATCATCTTGCACGTCCACTTGAAGATTGCAGCAATGTCCCAGTTACACAGGCCCAGATGCAGGGCGATGTAGATACCAGTTATGTTAGCCGCTGCAGTGGCCGACCAGAAGCGCTCACGCTGCGTTAGCTTAAGCTTGGAGTCGATGCGCTGTTGGACCGTAGCATAGAGCGCCTTCACCTCGTCGTAGTGCGTGATAAGATACCGAGCGTAGATATCGCCAGCATGCCCGTAGTTCTCCAGCAGCTGGTGGTCGAACATCTTTTTGCCATACTCGATGTCAATCGCGTCAGAATAGTCGATGCTGTATTCGATGATACGCATAGTCTCGCCATCAGGCGACCCCTTGGCAATCTCAAGCTTCTCGTAGAACGAGTGGTTAGACGAGCACAGTGCGATGGTCTGCCACGACGTCAGGTTTGCCCGAAGCTCGTTGGAGGACGCCTTCATGCGGTCCTTGCCTGTACCCTGTGTAATCAAGTAGGCGAGTTCACTTAGTTGCTTGGGCTCTGTGTTCGACATTTCGTCGAAGCTGATATGCAGGTTACAGAAGACACCAATCTTAAACACCTTCGAGTTGAACGTGTCGTCCTTCTTGGCACAAAGCGCCACTGGGTCGCCATACACGCTATTAGCCATCTGCAGGGCTGTCGTCTTACCTGTGCCTGACTTAGGGTGCACCACGTTGATAATCGCTCCACGCTGCCCAGAGAAGCGCAAGAGAGGCGCACCGAAGGCGGTGGCTGCTGCGAACGCATGCCCCTCAAGGCCCGGACGTCCGTACAGGTCAAACACTTCGCGCCACTTATCCAGTGTGCCCTTAGCTGTCATGTGTTCGGCTACTACTTTGGTAACGGACGATGGTGGACTATGGTACGTCCCTTCCGCGCTTATCTCACGGTCACCTATAATAAACTTACTGTCGTTATCGACCCATCCAAATTGATTGCGCATTTGTTCTACCTTTGTGTTGTGAAAATATTGAGCTATTGATTTGATTACATAGTCTACTAGGTACGCATAGTCGGCCTTTGAGCTAACCATCACGTGTTTAGCGGCGAGAAGCTTCTTCAGCTCGTTACCGTCCATCACCTTCGAGTTGTGCACTGTAAACTCCGTGACCCCGTCCTGTGGTGTATGCAGTCGGATAAGGGCTACGCCCCCCTCAACAGGGTCATCCATCCGCTTGGCCACATATATGTCGTACGGGTACACCAGTGCGATGTCCTCGACGCCTTCTTCCTCGTCCTTGGGTGCAACCTTGCGCCATACACCACCATGCTTGCCCCGTACGTAGGGGAAGGGGAACTCGGGTATATGGTACTTGACTGACCCGACTTGGGTCTCCTCTATAACTACGTTATCCTCTGGAGTTGCCTCCTTCAGTGTTTTACCTAACGTAATAGGGGAGCGTATTTTACCAGCATGCGGACACCCTGCACAGCCGCCGGGATTGTGCTTCTCGAACTCCGCACAGGTATGTGGCCCGACTATGTGCGTTACCTTCTGCTCGACCTTGTCAGCGTCATAGTCAGGATGGTCCGCAGATAGCTTGTGTATTGCCTTATCACGGTCCTTACAGAACTTGGCGATTGACAACGCCGCAAACCACCGTGGCTCTGATATGTCCCTGCGGTCTTCGTAACTGGCGTTAAGCTGTTTGCACCCGTTTGCGCCGCGCATCATAATCTTAGTGAAGCTCGACTCCATGTTGGCACGGATAACCTTAGACAGTGGGCTAGGTGCAAACACCGGCATGTCACCAAGCGGTGACGCCTTCGTCTCCTTCACCCCCAGCAGGTCACGGATAGCCTGTATGGGCGTCGGCTTACCGACAGTCATAACCTCGACACGTAACGGGTCTTTACCCTTAAAGTTAAACGTGCCCGGAATACGCAGTATGCGCGCTGCCTCGAAGCAGCTGTTATCGACACGTAGCCCCTTAGTGGTGCAGACTTCTTTTAGCCGTGTGCATACTGGCTCCCACTCTTCGCGTGTAACTTCTTCCGTCAGCGTCCAGTATACGTGCAGACCGCGCCCAGAGTTAACTAGGGTAGGCTTAGGCATACCGACTGTCTTGCAGAAGCTACGAAGGGCGTCTACGCCTTCTTGCTGTGTATCGTAGTCCTTCTCCGGCCCACAATCTATGTCCAGCCAGAGTGACTTTAATGCTTTCACGTTTTGCTTGGTGCGCGACTTACCGTCTGTATACTTAGCTACACCAAAAAATACATTCTTCCCTTGGTTGAGGAACGTCTTGGCCCACTCGTTGGCCTCTTCACGAGTCTCTACTAGCTCCTGTTGTTTACTGTCGGGGCTTAGCCCGACGATAGCGTACCAACCCTCTTCGGGCTGCACCGCTGATAAAAGGTCAAAATCCTCCGCCACGCAGACACCACTCCATAGGGCAAATCACAAGCCCACTCCTAAAAGAAAAAATGTTCTACCCCCTAGGAGGTAGAACTCTCCAGACTCGCCATGTATGAAGTTATAAGCGCCGTGGCAGTGCCCTGCGGGACCGAAGTCCCGCAGAACCAGTTATATACTGTCTGCCTCGTTACGCCTGTGCACCTAGCGACTACGGATACCGGAATGTCCTGCGCAATGCAGAGCCTACCTAGACGAACACCCAACTTGTGTTTGCTCGCCTTGGCGTTGGCTTCCTTAATGCGTAGGCTATAGCCGTCGCTCATCAGTCGTCTTCTTCTTCGTCATCAGCCCAATCGCTAACCACAGCGGCGAGAGTGCCAGCGGGTACATCGGCAGGGGCAGACTTCTTAGTTGTGCGCTTCACTGGCTCAGACAATTCTTCTTCATCGTCTTCACCGTCGTCATCCAAGAAGGATGGCTTCTTCGCCTTCACTTCTGGCTGTGCTGCAAGCTTGGCGGGTTCTTCTGCGGGAGCGGCCTTCGTCATGTCGAAGCTAATCAAGCGCGTAGTGGCAGGGTTGTCCTGTGCCTCGTTGACGCGCTCCAGCTCTTCGGGGGTAATGAACCGGTCAGCGGTGAAGTTAAGCTCCATAGTCTCGGCGTCGAGGTTGTATGCAACCGTAGTAACTACGCGGTCAGGCGCTGCTTGGTTCGACACTAGGTGGCGGCAGTACTGCTCGAACGGGAGGGTGTTGCCCGTGCCCTTACCGAATAGCGACTTAGCTGGGATATTGAACTGATACACGTCACCGGACTCGTCACCGTCTAAGAACAGCGCTACCTTACGGCTAAAGCGACAGGCTTTGCCCTTACCGTTCTTACCCGAACCTTCTATGTTCTTAGGGCAGCTAGCACAGTTGCTGGCTTGACGGTTGGAGGCAGATGCTTCTGGCTTGTCGCCTAGGTTAGAGAAGCAGTCAGGTGCACTGCCCTTAGCGTCGGGGTCGTAGTCGCTGGCATAGAAGCTACGGCTAGGCTTATCCAGCATAGCCAAGATGATGCAGTTAAACTCACCACGGATGGCCTTGCCGACCTGCTCACCGTTTACGATACGCTTAAACGTGCCGTTGGTGTTGGTAGCGATGCGGTTATAGCCGCCCATGCCCGAAGCAATCTGCGTACCCATCTTGGATGGTGGCAGTGCTCCTGCAGTCATAGCGTTAGGGTTTTTGAAGATAGTCAAATTGGTCATTGTTTCTCTCACTTGGTTGTAGGTTTGCGAACCGAAAGCACATACTTAGTATCTGCATTGAGGCCGACAGGTAGACTATCGGGGTTCTCCTCTAGGTAGTTGCGCATATTGCCGTTGTGTATGCGCTGTTCGAGAAGATGCATGACATCATTCTCCTTGAGGAACTTGTACATGGACTCCCAATCGCTCGTCCAGTAGCGGGTAGCAGCGCGTCTCGTTATCGTACCTTCTTTAGTACGTAGGCTATCGACGTTCTGTGTGTTGCAGACCTCAAGTAGCTTGGCGCTAACTAGGTCCATCTGCCCCTTAAGCTCTGCAATCTCGGCTTTGTGTGCGTCCTCCTTCTCCTGCACAACATCGCGTATCTTACGGTAGACACGGACAAGCTGGTCTACGGGTAGGTCTTCCATACTATTTGCTCCTTCGTTGTAGTGGTATATTATGTATTGTTGATTACCACTTAGCTTTGACAGTGTCAAATACTATATTTCCATAACTTCCTTATACAAGTCAATAAGTTTTTTGTGGTTGGCGATATTACTCTGGAGCATACTGTACAGCCGCTCCTCCACCGGACTGCCCTTGATGTGCACGATGGTCATGGCGTTTTTCTGGCCGGGACGGTCGATACGGGCGTTAGCCTGCAAGTATGTTTCCACGCTGGTTACTGGCGCATACCAGATGAT